TTATTGTGTAGTAAAGCTGCAGGTTTCCCAATTGTCTTGGCTGTTTGCCAGTCCAAAAACCTTTTCTCCCTTAACCTTCAAGGTTCCTGAGTAGGTATAAGCTTCCATGGCATTACCCTCGCTGTCACAAATAACAGAAAAATCTCTCTTAACAGCCGGACAACTGCCATCGGCTTCCTTGTGTGACAAGTCCACCATGACAATGGAACGAACAGCCTCTTCGCCCACCAGTTCATGCTCTGCAATGGTCACCAAATCTTCGTGAACAACATTGTCAATAAACTGGTCAAAAGAGTAGCTGATGCTGGGGCTGTAACCAACAACATCCGATTGTTCAAATTCCTGGTCAACATATTGTCTGGAATATTCAATAGGGCCCTTCTGTGTTGCAATTTCATTAAAGCCCTTCATTCTGTGATAGCTCACATTCCCTTCTGCATCCAAGACGCCAAAAAAGGCCAGCTTATCACTTCTTTTTACGATTTTACCCATTGTTTCACGCTCCTTCTTGATAATAAATCAATCGACACACCAATTCATACTGTGTCTCTGCATACCGCTGTTTTTCAACGGCCGCTGTTTTAACAACTTCAAAACGCTGCGGCGTCTGTCCCGGGGACAAACTGGGAAGACCTTGCTGCAACCACCTCGTAAGATGCTCGTAAAACACTTCTGCATCAGCATAAAAAGCCGATATCGGTTCACGAAATCCCACTATAAACACAAACTGCCGCAGGCTGTCTCCATCTGTATAACGGTAGAGAATCGGGTCACAGGCCTCAGCACGAAGGCTGATGGCGTTGTCATCCCAAGAATAGTCCGTATGCTCCCCGCGGAAGCAAGTCAAAATATACTCCTTGATTGCTCGTAACATGCTCTTCCCTCCTACCGTTTACCAATCACTTTCCAATGAGAAAGCGCGCTGCCCGGTGCCACATTCCGTCTGATTTCAGCGACTGTATACCAGGCTGTCGTCCCGACTAAACAAATCTGGTCACCACATGCAATGTCAGGTTTTGTTTCTCCCACAATTCTGACCAAAAGCCGACCGCTGGAAAAAGGTCCGTTTTTATCAGGATCGACAGATTGTACAAAGCTGCAAAAAACCTTGGACATACGAACCCGTTCCTTCATTCCGTTTCGAAATCGTTCTATCAAAATGCTGTCTGTCCCGTTCAGATGCCTCGCCCCCTATAAAGCATTCCGCTCGTGCCAAGGGTCTGTCTGACCAGCTTCTGAATGTCGTTTGCAACTTCATCGCGGTATGTAACGTCGTAGCCGTCCATGCTCTCTCTTTCAATGCCAAAGTGTCTGTCCTCACGGTATAACCTGTCACAAATTTCGCATAAAACATGCTGTATCTTTGCTTCTTCTTCGGCACCCTTTTGCACGCAGAGCATATTGTCTAAAAGCACGCCGGCACGATAAGAAAACCTGTCAAAAACCTCTTGGGGAATTTCAGTACCACCGTAACAGTCACTGTAAAATCCATAGTCTACTGTATACATATCCATCCCTCCTGACTGTGAAATCCGGGGCAAAACGCCCCGGATATATGTGTATTAGCCGTTTGTAATCAGTCTGGCAATGGGAATGGCCTTAGGATCAAAGACCACAGACCAGTTAGCCGTTGCAGCCAGCTGTGCATCTGTGGGGCTGTTGGTCCAGCCGCTGGCGGGCGGTGTAAAGGAGAAACCATTGGGGTGAATTGTTTCTCGGATACGGGTATACAGTGTGTCCTGACCGCCGTTCTTTGCAGGGTCACGGTATACCTCAGCCGGCACCTCAACACGACCCTTAGCTGTTCTGATAGCACCCTCACCCAGCAGATATGTGGTGTAGCTTGTCAAGTCCTTATTGGCTCCGCTGCCACCAACTGCCTGTACGGGCACGCCGTCATCAATCACAACGGTAAAGCCGTTGACGGAAGCCAGCGTAGTCGGACGCTGAATGCCGTTTGCATCGGTATATTTCCAATGCTCTAACACCTGCAGGTTTTCCAGGTTCTTAGCAACAGCCGAGTGCATAATCGCCAGGGAGAACAGGTTTTTGTTATCGCCCATAGCCATGGTTGCCAGATCATTTAAGTCTGTTGCACCCATGGTATAAGGTGTTGCTGTAGCAGAGGTCAAATCGGCAGTATGGGTATCATGCCACTTTTTAGCATTGCCGCTGGCACCTGTAATGCCGAAAATAGCCTGTAAAATTGAAATTAAGGCTTTCTGTCTCTGCTTTGCCCAGTATTTACCAATGGTCGCTGCAATGTGACCCATCGGATCAGCGCCGGACAACTCAGACGCAAAATTACGGGCGGTAAAGCCCTTGCCGCGACCGAACACAACGCCGGTCTGACTGCTGCCGGCAGTCTCTTCTGCCGTGATATCGGTAGCACCGTCGTAGTTGTCGGGTGTACCGTCTAAAACGCTGTAAAACGGAATGGTGTAAAGTCCGCCATCCGCCTGAATGCGGGATGCGATAACCGCATCTTCAACCACGGCACCGCTATCTAACATTGCTGTTTTTGTCGGGTCGGGCGTTGCATCCCAGCTCTGCACAAAAACTTCTTCATCAAATGGAAAATTTAAGTATGTTGACATAAAATATTACCTCCTGTTTGTTTGCATTTTCTGGTACAGCTCCGGCTGTTCTCTTTTCAGTTTAAGCCGTTCCATGTACCCCATTTTTTGAAACTCTTCACGACTCACCACAGAACTTCCTGTAGCAGCCGGAGATGTAAACTGAACAAATGTCTCTTTGTCATCAAACAGATAGCTGTTTTCCTTTTTCAGTTCCCACAACTGCTCATCAAGTCCATTTAACGTGCCGTTCTCCAAGGTAACCCCGTCCATATTAAGGAGTGCGCGAACAGCCGGCAAACTTTTGGCTCCTGCCGCTTCAAGCCTGCGGCAAACGGCCGCATCAAGCTGTTTCTGGCTTTCCTTTTCTATGTAGTCCGCCATATTTTTTCTCTCTTCCTGCAAAGCCTCTCGCAAGGATATAGCCTCTTTCGCCTCATCACGGCAGTGTTGCAGTTCTGCCTCCATTGCGCTCATCTGCTCCCGCAGGCTTTTCAGTTCTTCGCCTCGATGGTTAAAATCCGCCTTTGCCACAAAGCGCTTACCAAGCTCCTCATGGAACGTAGCCAGATTATCCTCGTTTACGGCATCTCCGTAAAGTGTCTTCAATATATCTTGCATTTCTCTCCTTTCTCTGCGCTTTCCTTACCGGTCAACTTGTGACCAAACAGAAGTCTTTCGTGCCCATGGTACACTCAATCCTTCTTCTGTGCAGCCAGTCCTGCACCGTCGCCGTCTATTTTTATTCCGCCGACTCAGGCGGTCATAAAAGAAAGGGAAACTCCCTTAGCGGGAAATGTTTAACGTCTTTCCCCAAAGACACGCAGACGCTTTCGTTTAAGCGCTGCCATCTTTATCACACGGCGGGGTTTTTCCCCGCCTCCGGCTGTTCCTGCTCCGCCAGTTTCCTCTTGGCCTGTTCTTCTGTTTCGCCCAGATACCAGGTTCTCAATTCCCATTTATGTAAAACGCCCTGCTCTACCAGCGCCTGCATTTCGGCAAATTGTGTACTTCTGTCCGTAACGGTGCTGTCATCGAACTCAAATGTCAGCTCATATTTTCCCACAGGCAGAAGCGCAAAAACCGTAGCCAACTTGTCCAGACCGACCACCAGATTTTTCAGGGCTCTTTGCAGGGATTTCTGAATATCCGTGACAGTCGCATAGGAACGCTGACGTAAAATTTTCAGCTCTGTTGCTGTTCGGGCAGACCGGTTGGCGTTTGAAATGGTACCCCGTGCCAACCCGCAGATGTCCTCAATGTGAACCAAAATTTCATTTAAGCCGTCCAGATACGCGCCATCTCGAAGCGTCGGCGCATAAATATTGTACAGGTCACTATCGCCCGCATCCAAATTGAGCGCTCTGAACAGTCGTTTATTTAAGGCGGGCATTTTCATGTCCCCATTTTCCAGCATGATAGCATCAACGCTGGCATCAATGGCAAGCTCGCCACCTTCGTATTCCCACAAAAGTCTTGAAAACTGCCTGTCCGCCTCTTCCAAAAGACCGGTAGCACGGGCATAAACCGAAACCCCAAGGGGCGAGCCGGGTTCAACGGCATTGGCCATAGGCATCTTAAAGTAGGAAAATAACGGCGTTGTAAGACCCGGTATTGTCACCTGCTCCGCCAGTCCGCTCCACTCCTTAACCGCAGATAAAGAAACGGGTTTTCCCAAGCCCCAGAATCCGCCATCTGAAAAGGCCAAATTCCGTACCGTAACACCCTTTTCGTCTAAAATATGTTCTTCCAAACGGCTGTAAACCTTCCCGTCTCGCTTAATGCGGTCTAAAAAAACAGCCGACACAATTTCTCCCCGACTATCCACCGCCAGGGGAAAAAAGCGTTCTGCCGAAACATATTCCACCGCCAAACGGTTTTTGTCAAGATAAGGCTTAAAAACAACTCCGCCAACGGCACAGGCATATTCCGTCCAGCGTCTTATATCAAAAATAACGTCCTGATACACCTGCTTGTTGAGCATGTCCGCCCGCTGGCTTCCCGAAATTGTGGAATGAAAATCCAGCGTTGCCTGGCACGCCAGTTCCCCGGCAATCATAGCCGCCAGATTTAGGCTCTTAATGCCCTCCCCTGCCCAGGGCACCTGATTTTTATACAGTTGCCTCCAAAGGGACATCGCCGTACTCATCGCACCGGAAACAGGAATTTCCCGTCCCAGAGCCTTTTCAATGCTCCTCACCATCAAAACATTACCCACTTCAAATTCTGTCATTGTCCTCTCCTCCTCCAAATTTCTTCCAAAGCATAGCGAACCGCATCAATGGAATGATTGTCCCTGTCCGGGTATCCGCTGATAACCTCGCCGGCTTCTGTTTTTTCATATTCATATTCCATAAACTCCTTAGCTGCCTCCGGACAGCGCTGGGGGTCAATTACAATTTCCGTAAGAGAGGATAGCCATTTCATGGAATAGGCAACGCTGCCCGGACCTTTTTTAGCCCGTCGCACCATGAACCCCTGCTCCCGCAAATCCGCAATAGATTTTGGCCCCTCGCCGCCGGAATCCGCTGTAATTTTATCCTGCCGTCCAATGCCCTTCTCTTTCAACAACCTTGCAATCTCCCGATTGGGTAGCTTCTGCCCGCTGATTTCATCAAAAATAAACAGTCTCCCCTCTGCGGGGATATAGCTCATCCTGTGAAAGCGAAACGGGTCCGGATACCAACCCCAGTCGATGCCGTTGTATATTCTGTCCATTCTTTGAATTTCCTCCTCCGTAATCGTACGCAGGGTCAAATTCGCAAAAACCGCACCCCCCTCATCATTGGGAATGCCGATATATTCATGCTCGTAAGCGGCGGGATTGATTGCCTTTAAGTGTTCCGCTTCTTCCAAAAACACTTTTCCCAACCATTCCGGCGGCACATCCAGATAACTGCTCGGACACAAAAGCCTCGTTTCCTTCGGCACCTTAACAAACTGATTAGCCCAGTTTCCCACCGTTCTGGGCGGATTAAAAGATTTGAAAATAAAAGCTTCATCGCCCCCACGAATCACCGATTGCTCAATGCTCCGGATTTCCTCCTCCCCGCAGAATTGGTCAAGCTCCTCAAACCACAAAATACCAATATACCCAAACGGGACTTTAATTGATTTTAATTTCGCCGGGTCATCCGCCCCCCGAAAATAAATTTTCTGTCCTGTTGGTTTATAGATTATTTCCATGGGATTCACCCGACATTCAAAAGCGTCTGATAACCCAAGCTCTCCAATCGCCCATTTCATTTGTGCATACACGCTGTCTCTTAGCGTATCCTTGACACGCCTGCAAAGCACGGCATGAATCATAGGCTTAGAAAGCAGAATATCTACAATTGCCAGGCTGATAAAAGTTGATTTGGCGCTGCCTCGCCCACCATAGAGAACATATTCGGTGTGCCCGCCCTTCTTAATATCCCGCCAAACAGGCAAGTATTTTTCCGTCAGCATCTTAGCCGGCATATCAAAGCCTTGTTTGCAAGAGGCGCTCTCTACGTCTAACAGGTTCATCACTTCCCTGATGGATTGCAAATCCCCCTTTTTTGCTTTATCGACTAAGGCTTGCGCAATCAGCATGGCATTGTCCGCCTCTGCGCTCAGCCCGTCTCCCTCTGCATCTTCAGCCGGTCGACTAAGCAGCATCTTGACATATCGCGCCATTTGTTTTCCTGTTTCCTGCAC